TCCTGGAAAAACTGTTGATGTAACCGAAATGGCTAATGGCGGTTTTATGGACGATAAAATGGTCAACAGAATGATGGGTGGTGGTAGGCCAAAAGGTATGGCTAAAGGCGGCGCAATGGGCGGTCTTAATTCTGCTATAAAAAGAGTTAAGGCCGGAAAATAATTTGCCTTATCTTCAGAGCAATATTTCGCACTTTAAATGCTGGGTGCGAAAAGAGTACACGCATAACCATACAAAATACCATGGTGAATTTTTACACGCTATGGCTATTGCAGTAACAACGATGCCTAGTCGTTGTTTAAGTTTTCAGGTGTTGTTTACTGGTTTTGAGGTTGACGATACAGAAGACGCTAATGTTCATGGGGGTGCGATGTGGGCGAGGATGCCAATAACTGCGCTTGTTGGTGACACTCCATTTGATAAATGGCCTGAGCCGATGCCTGTTCATTTTGCGCAACCTTGGGATTGCATGTCTCACACTCATAGCGTGTATCGTTTAGATCGGGCGCACCCTTGTCCGTGGCTTGCTAAAATAGATGGTCAATTTTTTCCTGCAAAATATTATTTTACAGTCGATTATACAGAAAGTGAAATAGCAGACGATCCAGCTCAGCATAAACAAAGCCACGTTCTTGAGCTTTTAGATGCCGGAAAGTGGACAGGGAACATAGTAGCCCTACCAAATAATCGTGTTCGTGTTACACACCCCGCGTGGTTTGAAACAGGAAAAGGAGCACCTGATTTTAGACCGTCACAACACATTCACTATTCAAAATCAGATTTAGACTATACAATGGATGTAAATCAGATATTTGATAATCTTTATGCGAAAGATGACTAATGGCTGTTTCAGACTCTCGAAACTTTAATATTGATGTTGTGGAGGCTATAGAGGAAGCCTACGAACGTTGTGGGGGAGAAGGAAAAACAGGGTATTCTTTAAGAAGTGCACGGCGTTCCTTAAATATTATGTTAGCAGAGTGGGCTAATCGTGGAATCAACTTATTTACCATTGAACAAGTTACTACGACTCTAACCGCTGGGACAGCGAATTACACACTCGGAATAGACACCATTGATATTCTTGAGATGGTTATTCGTCGGAACGGTACGGATACATCTGTTACTAGAATATCACGAAGTTCATATTTAAACCTGCCTAATAAAACAAGCACTGGTAAGCCGTCTCAGTTTTTTGTTGATCGACAAGTTAACCCTGTTTTGTATTTGTGGCAAACCCCTGAAAATTCTACTGATCAGATTATTTATTATCGGTTGGTTCGGATTGATGATGCAGATACTTATAAAAATGATTTTGATATCCCGTTTAGATTTTATCCCTGCCTAGTTGCAGGATTAGCTTATTATTTATCTATAAAGGTAGCTCCTGATCGTGCTACTATTCTAAAGTCTATTTATGACGAAGAATTTACTAGAGCGGCGGCAGAGGATAGAGACCGTACTAGCCTTCAATTAGTACCCAGGATATTGACTTAAATGACGTTTGCTAGAGGAAAACACGCATTTTTTATTTCCGATAGAAGCGGAATGCGTTTTCCATATTCTGAAAGAATACGGGAATGGACAGGTCATATCGTTCATGTGTCTGAGTTTGAGGATAAACACCCACAATTAACGCCAAGCACTGATGTAACAGATGCGGTTGCCCTAAAAGAGCCTCGTCCAGACACAGCCCGAGTTGAAAGTGAGACAGTTTCTCTACCTATTTTTGATTTAGAAAACATACGTTATGCAGAGAACCCTATTGCTAGGACTTCGGTCGGAACGGTCACGGTAATAATATCATGAGCTATACATATACAAGTTTAAAAAAATCTATAAAAGATTACACCGAAAACCAAGAAACAGCGTTCGTTTCCCATTTAGTAGACTTTATTACATCCGCTGAAGAAAGAATTTTAAAAGCTGTCGATCTTGATTATTTTCGGAAAAACGTATCAGGTACGACGACCTTAAATAATCAATTTTTAGCGGTCCCCACTGACTATTTAGCATCTTTTAGTTTATCTGTGACTAATTCAAGTTCTAAAGAATTTCTATTGCATAGAGATGTAAACTTTATTCAAGAATATAACCCTAATGCAGCTACGACAGGGACACCTAAATATTATGCTCTTTATGATTTTCAAAATTTTATCTTAGCCCCCACGCCAGACGCAGCTTACAGCGCAGAACTTCATTATTTTCATAGACCCGATAGTCTTACTGTTAGTTCCTTTGTTCTAACTTTGAGTAGTGTAAGCGGAACTTTCGTTGATAGCGAAACCATTACAGGTGGTACTAGCGGAGCAACAACAACAATTAGCGAGGCTCTTACATCAACCACGTCTCGAATAATTATACCTAGTACCGATTTTACAGTCGGGGAAACAGTTACAGGTGGTACTAGCGGTGGTACAGGCATAGTTGTATCTACTTCAGCGGACACAACAACAACATGGCTAAGTGTAAATGCTCCAAATGCAATGCTTTATGGTAGCCTGATAGAAGCCTATACGTTTATGAAGGGTGAGCCAGATGTTCTTGCGCTTTATCAAAGTAGGTTTGTTGAGTCTCTTTCTCGACTTAAAAATTATGGCGAAGCTATAGAGAACACTGATACATATAGAGACGGTGTGGTAAGGGCAGCTAGGACATGACAAAAAAATCTAAAACTACTGAAAACCCTTTAAAAGGAAAATCAATAGCCCTTGTAGGGTTGGGGTCTACATATGCCGATTTTGTTAATGCAAAAATAAACTCTCATAAATTTGATGAAGTTTGGGGAATTAATAGTATTGGTGCTATATTTCACGTAGATCGAACGTTTATGATGGACCCCGCTTCTCGATTTTTAGATAGTGAGTTAGCAGGAACTCAAACAGGCGTTGGTCGAGAGTTTTTAAATAAAAACAAAGCTCCAATTTATTCGTGTCAAAAAGATAAAAGAGTCCCTCAAATTGAGCTTTATCCTTTAGAGGATGTAGTAAAAAAACTTGGGTTTTGTTATTTCAACAACACAGTTGCGTATGCTGTTGCATTCGGAATTTATAGCGAAGTAGCTAGTATTAGCTTTTACGGAATTGATTTTACTTATAAATCAAATGTAGCTTACGCAGAGGCAGGTCGAGCTTGTGTAGAGTTTTGGTGTGCAATAGGCGTAACTAAAGGCATAAAAATGCAGGTGTCTCAAAACTCCTCTTTGTTAGATTCTAATGTCCCAGAAAACGAAAAATTATATGGGTATCACAGGCTTGAAGATCCATTAGTACAACGGTTTTCAGACGAAGGCTTAATGATTGTTCCACAAACATCTTTAGAGTCTCCTGAACCAGAAGAATTTACAAAACCGCAACAAGTTGAATCTGTTTTAATTGGAAGGCATGATATAGAGGGCGTGACATATCGCGCAAATGGACATGCTTGATTTAGGTAATTCAGAAGTTGGAACTGTTAACGTTATGACGTCAGATCATGGCGGTTTGTCTAACGAACAGGTGGTCGATTTAGTTTTAGATAAAATTTTACTTGTTTCCAATAACGCACCACCTGCTATAAAAGAACAGGCTTTCCTTTTTAAGAATCAAATACGAGAAGTATTGTTTTCTTATGTTGAATTTACAAAAAGACAAGAAAGAGCTACGATAACGCAAACTTTAGCTAAAGCAGGTCATGAGGACTTGGCTGAAATTATAAGGAGATTATAATGGCGATTGCACAAGCGATGTGTACTGCTTTTAAAAAAGAATTGATGCTGGGTACGCATAATTTTGCTACAAATGGTAATGCTTTTAAATTAGCTTTGTATGCAGAGGGCAGTGGCGGTAAATCCAGTACTACCGCGACTTTAGGAGCAACAACAACTGCTTTTGTTACGACAGGTGAAGTAGCTTCTAGTGGTTCGTATGCTACAGGAGGCGGTACTCTTACAAAAGTTGCGCCTAGCACTTCTGGAACGACAGCTCTTACAGATTTTGCGGATATTAGTTTTACTACGGCTACGATTACAGCAATGGGCGCATTAATCTACAATGATACAAACAGTAATAAAGCTGTGTGCGTTTTAGACTTTACATCTAATAAAACGTCCACTTCTGGAACTTTTACTGTTCAGTTCCCAACAGCCGATGCAAGTAATGCTATTATCCGCATAGCGTAGTGGAGTAGCATCGTGGCGAATATTACGGGTTGGGGTCGTGGTACTTGGGGCCAACTTGCTTGGAACCAAGCTCTACCCGTTGTTGTTACTGGCGTTGCGGGAACCACCGCTTTAGGTTCTGAAACAGTTATTATATCCGTTACAGTTTTAGTAACAGGTGTCGCGGGAACCACCGCTTTAGGTTCTGAAACAGTTACCGCTTCTGCCTTAGTCGCTTCAACTGGTTCATCTGCAACGGGTGCCGTTGGTTCTGAAACTGTTACAGGTACAGCCCTTGTATCTCCCACAGGTGTTGTGGGCACTATTGCTGTTGGCGATGAGCAAACTAACTGTGCGGCGAACGTCACAGGAGTTGGTGTCGCGGCTACCGTAAGTTTCGGAAACGAATCTGTTACTGCTGGAGCCTTGGCTGCTGTCACAGGTAACGTTGGTACCAGTGCGCTTGGCTCTGAAACGGTTACGGGTACTTCGCTTTTATCATTGACTGGTGTTAGTGCAGACGGTTTCGCAACTACTGTTCCAGTTATAGAATCTAAGTATTTAATTAGTGGGGTTACAGCGACAGTAAATGTTGGTATAGTTCTCATTTATACAGAAATTATTGCCTCTCAAATCCCAAATTGGGAGTTAGTAACAACAAATACAACAACTTGGGCAGAGGATACGCCTTCTCAGTCTCCAAATTGGATAGAAAAAGCAGCATAGGGGTAACGTATGGCTAGTTCGTTTAGTACAAATCTTGGCATAGAAAAGCCAGCTACAGGCGAACTATCGGGTAGTTGGGGTGACGTTACTAATTTTAATTTTGATATTTTTGACAGGGTAACAGGTGCAGCGGATCTAACTGCGTCAGACCTTACTACAGACCTCGTTATACGAGTAGCTTCACCCACTTCTGGACAAAGCAATGTTCAAACGGGGATGTTTGCTGTTATCAACCTTAAAGACAGTGGTTCGGATCTAGGCGGCACTAACGTAGTAACGATTGCGCCAAATACCGCTTCTAAATTTTTTATCATCAAAAATTCCCTTACTGGTAGCCGTAGCGCACAAATCACACAGGGCACAGGAACCACAGTAACCATTGCGAACGGCAACACTGAGATTTTGTTTGCTGATGGGGCTGGGTCTGGTGGAGGTGTTGTCAGCGTTGGCGACAGTCTTCAATTAACAAACAATGCAGACGTTGCGGGTTCGGCAACGGCTTTAGCCATAGCTTTGGGATAGGAGTAAATCATGGCAAACGCAGCGAGTATTTCGATTTCGGCAACGATGTTGCCAGATGAGATAGCGACAACGCTATCAGGGAGTATGGTAGTTACTCCTGATGACGCAAATGACAAGTGGTATTACAAGAAAACGATTGTTACGACCACTTCGGCTGATTTGATTGCTGGATCATTTCTTGATTATACGGCAGTTGACCAGGACACGGCTCCAACAGCGGTTGCAACGGGCGACAAGGTGAAGTTCTTGTTTGTTCAGAATCAGTCCACTGCGGACGGTATTATGCTTTCGATTGATGCGGGTACAGCAGCCCACAATCTCGCGGACGGCATTTTTATCGGTCCGTCACAGACATGGTTTGGTCGATTACCTAATGTAACTGTTGCAGATCTTCACGCTATTTCAGCCGATATTGATGGCACTGGTGATGCGGCAGCTAACGCCATCGTTATCGCTTTACTTGACGATGTAGGTTAAGGGGTAGGGTCATGGCTAATACGTTTAAGAACAAAGTGTTCAACGGGTCAAATGTAGTCGCGGCTAATGATATGACCGTCTACACCGTCCCTAGCAGCACGACTACGGTTGTTATTGGCCTGACTCTAGCGAATACATCAACAAGTCAGATTACCGTGGACATTAAACTTAATGCTGGACAGGTGGTACATCTTGCCAAAGATATACCTATCCCCGCCTCTTCTAGCTTTGAGTATATGGCTGGTAACAAAGTGGTTATGGAAACGGGGCATAGCCTTATTTTAAATTCTGACACGGCTAACAGCCTTGACACAGTAGCGAGTATTATGGAGATCACCTAATGCCGTATTATGGTAATAATCCTGCTACAAACTTTGAAAGCACTCCTGCCGTACAGCGGTTTAATGGTGATGGTAGCGATACTACATTCACCCTGACCACTGCTGTATCATCTGTGCAGGATGTCCTTGTGTCTGTTGACGGTGTTGTCCAAGACACTGCTGCATACACTATTCCGGATGGCACTACGCTGACATTCACTGCTGCCCCGTCGAGTGGCACTGGCAACATCTTCGTAAACTACCTTGCTCCACAGGGTGCAACAATCACACCCGCTGCTGAGAACAAGGGTAACTTCAAGGGTGGTGGCTTGTTCCGTACTAACGCACAATCACTCACATCTAATATTACTATTCTAGCTACAGAAAACGCCAACGTAACTGT